TCAGGCGGTCCCCGACACAGCTAAGTGCCGAGATTCGGACATCGCTGCAGTCCCTTTCTCTCGCTCCGTGCCGCCGCCGAGGCTCCTTGCTCGGGAGGGCGGGGTTTCGTCCGCGGGAGGGGGCGCTGTAGCGCGCCGAGATTGTTGCGGACAGCAATGCTTTCCGTAACGTTAAAGTGAGTTTACCATAGAACGGTAAAAGTGGAAAGCGCGCGGCAAATAAATGCGTGGGGATTTGGAAAGGTAGGTTTAACCTATGTCAAAACCTTGCGAAATAGGGATGCAAAAAAGCCGGGCTTAGGCCCGGCTCTTGTGGTGGAGGGGTTTGGGTTAGAGGCGCTTTAAACATAGGCCGACGTAGGCGCGGCCGACGATGGCAATGTCCTCTTCGGTGGTGTCGATAGGCTTGTAGAACTCGTTGTCTGAAAGGAGGCGGAGGCCTCTGGGGATGATCTGTACGCGCTTGACGAATAGACCGTCTCCGATGCGGATGACGTACATTCCATCGCGCCGAACCGTCTTCTCCGACACGTCGACGATTACAGAGTCGCCTTCGCACAATGTCGGCTCCATCGAGTCACCGAAGGCGGTCATGATCTGCAGTGACCGCAGGTTCGCGGTCGGGCAATAGCGCCGGATCAGCTCGATCGACACTCTGACGAACCGGATCAGGATGAGCTCTCGGTCATTCAGGAAGCCCTGACCGCAGGAGACCTCGGCGTTGATGAGCGGGATCGATACTACATCGTCCGTGATGATCGTCTGCCCCTGGGGGGCGTTGCCGTCGCCATATTTGATATAGGCGGGCGTGACCTCGAAAAATTCGCACAGCTTCTCGAGACCGCTTTCGTTCGGCTCCGATGCGCCGTTCAACCAGTTCGAGATCGTGACGTGAGTCGTCCCGAGCCGACGGGCAAGCTCTCTGTTCGAAAGGCCGGACGCCTTCACGAGAGCGCCAATTCTTTCGCTAACTGCTGACATAGCTCCTCCGTAGTGAAAGATCATTGTAAAAGGAGATTTAACGGAAGTATGGTAAGTGCGGCTATCCTTCTTGTGGTAATATAAGGTAAAGTAAATTTACCTTTCCACATGGAGGAGCTATGCGCGACACAACGGTGTCCATCGCGCTCGAGCGTTACGCGCTCCGCAACGGGTTGAAGCGCGGTGCTCAGAAAGACATCGCCGAGCGCCTTGGCGTTACCCGCCAGACGGTGCGCAACTGGTGCGTTTCTAATAGCGTAAGCCTCGATTACGTCGAGGAGTTCGCTCGCATCACAGGCGCGAAGGCGTCTGACCTGAACAAGCTTACGCGTCGCGTTTGCGAGGGATAGCTATGTCTTATGCGGCTGAGCGATGGGCGAGAAGTCAGACAGTCGGTAACTCGACTGCTAAGGCCGTTTTGCGTGAACTAGCTTTCTACCACAACGGCCAAACCGGTTTGTGTTGTCCGTCAGTAAGCAAGATCGCCCGAGTGCTCGAGGTCAAAAAGGCCGACACGATAACGGCTGCTATCAAGCGACTCGAAGAAGGTGAGTTCATCAGCCGTGAGTTTATCCGCGATCCTGAGACGGGGCAGATCCTGCGCACTGAGTATGCACTTATCGGCTTTGTAGCTTCTGAATGGGTGAGCTCCAAAGATCAGGATACCTCCCCCGAAAATCGGGGTACCGTCCCCCAAAAAAAGGGGAGAGGGTCCCCCGAAAATCAGGATGTAACAGGGAATAGGAACAGGGAAATAGAACAGGGAAGTAGAACAAGTAATAGCTTGCCCGCGCAAGCGCCGTGGGAAACCGACCATCTTACCAACGACGGTAAAAAGGTCGAAAAGCCGAAGGCGACAAGAGCAAAGCCAAAGACAAGCTGTCCCTTCTCGCCTGACGACTCTATCCCGCCTGAATACCTTGAGTACGCACAAGCAAAGCATCCGAGCATCAACGCTCAGGCCGAGTTCACAAAGTTCGTCAACTTCCACCTTTCCAAAGACAACCGGTACAGCAACTGGCTGGCTGCTTGGAGAACGTGGGCGACGAAAGCAGAAGAGTTCGCCAAGAGCAGGCCGCAGAGCCAGTCATACGCACAACGCAACAACAAGCCACTCATTTTCGATGACGCCTACTACGGCGACGGGAGTTTCTGATGAACGATGTAGTAAAGATTTTTAGGGAGACGGGGGTCCGAAGGGTGACGCTGACCTGTCCGAAGCACGGTCAGTACACGGTCGAGCAGGCGATCGTCAACGGAAAGGTTGCTCATACGCCTGAATGTCCGATGTGCGCTGAGGAGCGTTGGAACTCCCCTGAAGAAAAGGCCGAGCGTGAGCGCTTCAAGGCAGAAGCTGAGGCACTCGAGAAAAAGCGTGCAGAGGAGGCTGCGAAGGCTGCTCACGACACCGCTGTGCGACGCGCACGCATCCCCGACGAGTTCGTGGGCAAGACGCTCAATGACTTCCGCGAGACGAATGCTCAGCTCCATGAGGCGCTTCGTCAGGCCCGGCTCTACGTCGACCACTTCGAGAAGATCGCTCCAAAGGGCGTCGGCTTCTGCCTCTACGGCCAGTGCGGCACCGGCAAGACGATGATGGCATGCGCGATTCTGCAGGAGCTTCTCGGCAAAGTGCAGGGCAAGTATGTCGCCATGTGGAACGTGCTCCGTGCTGTTCGAAAGGCCGACGCATTCAAGGCTGAAACTGCGGAATACGACGCGCTCACCAGTGCTCCGCTGCTTGTCATCGATGAGATCGGCGTGCAGGTCGGCACGTCAGTTGAAGAGTCCCAGCTTATGTCCGTTCTGGACGTGCGATACAGCAAGCACCTTCCGACGATCTACGTCACAAACCTTCTGCCGGATGTGAAACCCGACACGCAGGAAAGCAACCCCAACACGCTCAAGGCGAAGTTGGGTGAACGAATTTTTAACCGCATCTATGGCTCGAGCGTCTTTCTCTACTTCAAGGGGGAGAGCCAGCGCAAACGAATCATGAGCATCGAGGAGGTTATCTGATGTCAGGACTAAATGACGAAAGAGCTGAAGCCATGAGAGACATGTTGGAACGGGGATCGGGGTCTTACATCAAAGAGGTTCTAAAAGAGTTCGATGCTTGTGTCAAGGAGGCTAGGTTTTGCGCGGAATATGCCGCGGAACACCCACCAGAGGCTAACAACGTTGGATTCGAGTGGAAGTTTAAAAAACTTCGACAGGCGGTAAACAAACTTGAGGCTGGCGTGACTGGAAGAGTGTACCCAGACTCGTTACTTAGAGAGCTTGTTAAGTCGTCCGTGGTTGATAGAGAGGATGGGGTGGCTAATGACAAATGAAATCTATTTCAGCGTGAGCGGTAGAAACGAGGGTGACAAGCTCGTCCCGTTCTTTGGTGAGGTCCGTGTCGGCCATGAGTCGGTCACGGTTTTCGGAGAGGCCGAGGGACTGGACAACAAGCTCCGTGCGGTACTCGCGGCCATGCACCTAGCGAACGCGCTCGGGATCGCTGAGTTTGACATTCCAGCGATTCTCGAGGACTGCGCTTATGACAAGTCATCCGCCGAAGCAATGATGCGTCCCTTTGAGGGTTATTGCCCGGCGGACGACGAGAAGATCAAGACGGCTCACGCCTTCTTTACTTCAATTCGAAGTACTGGAAACCGTAGGCACCTTCTCCGGGACGTGTCCAAAACAGATCGCCCATGCGACGAGGACGAAGCTTCCCGATCGGAAGATCTGGCCGGCGAATAGCAGAGACGATCAGATCGAGGTTGCGCAGTTGTACCAGATGCTCGTTGCCGTTGATGACGCGGAATGCAAATAGTGCATCACGAATGGTGCTGTCAGTTTCGTATGAGCGCTCTCCAGGACAACGAATGAGGTAGTGGTTCCCGCTCTCTGTCGTGATTTCGTAGACCGATTGGTCGTTTTCAGGAACTTCAAATTTAAACATTGAATTTCTCCGTGGTTTGGTTGAAAGGATGTGCTGGGGAGCACTGATCAATCATTCCACGGAGACCGATAAAAGGGAAGAGGAGTTTGTTAAATGACGAATGGAGTAATCCACGACTCCGACTGCGCAGTGCACAACGAGCCCGCTTATCCGGCAGGCCCGTGTGACTGCGGAGCCGAGGCTAAAGCTCAGCGTAGATATCTGAGATTCCTTTATCTCCGGGCTTGTACCCGGCTGGCGCGACTTCGAAACGAATTCCGGTATCGACTAGCGCTTGTATGTCTGAAGCACGGTAAAGCGTCCAAAACGGAACGGACCGTCCTGACCGGCTACCGCCTTCTGTTTGGTATCCGCGAAGCACGAGGTTTTTGGCGCTGCTTAGTCCGCATGCGGCAGGCACAACAGTACGGCTGTAGCCGTGATAGGTGAATTGAACAACGTGTCGCTCCCGAATGGCTCGACACAAAACATCTCTAACCATAGATAGAAATTCCTCCGTGGGTTGGTTGAACAAAGCAGAACTTCTCAGGGCCCTGCATGTCAATCATCCCACGGGGAACCAGATAGGTAAAGGGAAGGAAATGGACGAAATCGAATGCCTTATAGGGATCGTCCTGCTTTTCGCGATGCTCGTCGCGTGGGTTTTCGAGGGCGACTGGTTCGATGACTGATGAGGAAATATCCATGAGAAAAAAGCATCTACGCGTCGTCCTACCGTGGCCGGCACATGGACTCTCGCCGAATGCGCGCTGCCACTGGGCCATCAAGCGCAAGCTCGTAGCGGCTGCTAGGCGCGTCGCTTTTGCCGCCGCATACAGCAAAGCAGAGGGCCGTCGGGCCGTACCGGATGGGAGCATCGGATATCGATGCACGTTCTTCCCGCCTGACCGACGGGCGCGCGACGAGGACAACTTGATCGCGTCGCTCAAGTCTTCACTCGACGGCATCGCTCAGGCACTGCGCATCGATGACAGGTGCTTCCACCTGCTCGAGCCCGCAGTCCGAGAGCCTGACCGTCCCCACGGCCGCGTGGAGATCGATCTCTTTTGGAGAGAGGAACACTGATGAATGACCAAAAACAAAAACTCGGAGTCTCTGGATTCCTCCCGCCAGTGGCGTCAGCTTGCCTTGTTCGAGCTGCCGCCGACGCGCGACGAGTCGCGTGGGACAACTCGCTCAGGCGAGCAAAGATCATCGATGCCGCAATCCGAAAGGTCAAGCTCGAATATCCACGCTACTTCCGAGCACCGGATGACTGTAGCTGTGAACGACAACGGACGGGCAATCGGCGAGGATCATGTGAACGCTCGCTATTTGAACGCTGACGTAGAGCATGCGCGTCAGTTGCGGGCGCAGGGGTATACCTATCGGCAGATAAGCCAGATGCTTGATATGCCGATCAGAACGCTTCGGGACTATCTCTCTGGGCGTCGTCGATGTCAGTCTGTTGCGGGGTGGAAAACGTTTTTAAGGAGGTGGTGAGAATGCTGAATGCGAGACAGCAGGCGTTCGTCAATGAATATGCGAGAGGAGGCTTCAAGAATGCGTCTGAGGCCGCTGTGAAGGCAGGATATAGCGCCAAAACGGCCGACAGAATCGCCAGCAGGCTGTTGAAAAATGTTGAGGTCAGAGACGCTGTGGAGGCTCTTCGCCAACCGGCAAAGGAGGAGGCGATCGTCGATGCGGCATTCGTCTTCTCAGAGCTCAAGGAGCTTGCCAAGTGTTGTGCGCGACGAGTCCCGAAGCTCGACATCGTTGGGGAACCGCGTCTCGACTTAGACGGAAACCCGATTCTCGTTCCCGTCGACGCTGCGGGCGCGAATGCCGCGCTCAAGACACTCTCCCAGTGCCTTGGCATGGGCCGCGAACAGGTCGACAAGGATCAGACCATTCAGACGCTCTCAGAAACTCTCCAGGACCTTCTGCGCAAATGACAATGACAACGCCTAAGTTTGACCTCACTACGAAAGCCGGCATCGGCAAGGCTATGACGTATCTGGCCGCTGAGTGCTCCTCGGATCCTCTGCGCTTCGTGCAGGTTGCTTTCCCATGGGGCAAAGATTCCCTCGAGGGCATGGCCGGTCCCGACAAGTGGCAGACCTCAATCCTGACAGACATGAGAGACAAGCTACAGTCTGGCGAGGCTTGGGAGCACGTCATGCAGTACGCGGTGGCTGCAGGTCACGGCGTTGGTAAGTCTGGCCTTGTCGCTTGGATCATTCTATGGGGCCTCTGCACGTTCCCGGATACTCGAATCGTCGTGACTGCTAACACCGAGAACCAGCTTCGTACCAAGACGTTCGCAGAAGTGGCGAAGTGGCACAACCTCTGCATCTTCAAGGATTGGTTCTCAGTGTCGGCTATGTCCGTTGCATGCAAGCAGCCGGGCCACGATAAGACATGGCGTGCTGACGCTATCCCGTGGTCAGAGACTAAGCCTGAAGGCTTCGCCGGCTTGCATAACAAGAAGCGCCGCATCATCGTGATCTTCGACGAAGCATCGGCTATTGCTGATTGCATCTGGGAGGTCACGGAAGGCGCTCTGACTGACAGCGAGACGCAGATCTTTTGGTTTGCGTTCGGGAACCCGACGCGCTCGACCGGGCGCTTCTATGAGTGCTTCAATCGCTTCCGTCACCGTTGGAATAATCGACACGTCGACGGCCGCGACGCCGCCATGACGGACAAGAAAAAGATTGCTGAATGGCTCGCGGACTATGGCGAGGACTCTGACTTCTTCCGCGTTCGTGTCCGAGGAGAGTTCCCGAATAGCTCGAGCATGCAGTTCATTCCTCGTGACATCGTCCAGGCCGCCATGGAGCGACCTATGGGCGTCGTCAACTATGCGCAGACGGTAGCGATCATCGGCGTCGACGTGGCGCGCTTCGGTGATGACGCGTCGGTGATTTGGACGCGCTTCGCTCTTGACGGGCGCTCCATCGCAAAGCAGAAGTACCATGGCCTCGATGGGCATGACCTCGGCGCGAAGGTGGCAGAGCACTACAACCATCTGCGCAAGATGGGCGTGCGCAAGATCGTGATCAACGTGGACACGGGCGGCGTTGGGGCATCTCCTGTCGACTGGCTTCGTCACAACGGGTATCCGGTCAATGCGATCAACTTCGGCTCTGGCGCTACGAATACACAGCGCTACAAGAATCTCCGTGCTGAGATGTGGGGACGCATGAAAGAGTGGATCGCGCAGGGTGGCTGCTTGCCGCAGGACTCTGATCTTGAGACTGACCTGACGGGCGTTGAATACGGCTACACCCCAACGAATCAAATCCTGCTCGAGAAGAAGGAGGACATGAAGAAGCGTGGCATGGCGTCGCCTGACAATGCCGACGCGCTGGCGCTCACGTTCGCCGTCCGTATGAACGAGTACATCGACAACCCGACGCCGCCGGCAGGGCGACGACGCCAGGAGATCAGAAGCCGAGATCCTTATCGATGATGTCCGCCATGTTTAGGGTAGAGGCGCGTTGGAAAGTCCCCTTTGGGAAGCTCGTTGCGATGAGGAATGGGAGACCGTTCCTCTCAGCTTCAGTCAGACCGTTTGCGTTTAGGAGGATGGATAGGGTTGTTTGGTAGTAGGAGAAAAAGCAATACAAAACCTTGTTGCTGGTTTTAATACTTTCGCTTTCGCAAGAGATGACTACGGAAAATGCTCTCGATAAGAGGACGCAGGCTGCGGCTTCTACGCTTTCTGAAGCTCGCTCGGAAATTTTCGATCTGAAGATCTGATCATCGTCAAGTAACATGCTGGCAACGAAAGAAATTTTCTTCGAGATCATCAGCTGCTCAAGCGAGAACGGCTGCCCCAAGTGAATTTTTGAAAGGTATTCGGTTCGAAGGTATGCGAGAGCTTGTTTGCGCAAACGGTGCTTTTCGTAAATCCATGCCGCTGCGGCTGAGAATCCAAGTAAAAGAAGGCCAATAGAGAGAATCGCATTAGTTGACATGTTTTTTTGCAGTGCGCGTGTGCTGTTGATGTTGATGGAGGATGTACGCATTAAGGAGCATTCATCATGGCTATCAGTATCAGACGAATCACGTGCCGTGAGGCTTGGGGAAATCCCGCATGGCCGGCGATCGTCGAGCAGTACAAGAAGGACGTTCAACACGTCGAGTACATGCCGGACGTTGACGAGGCGATGTACTTCCGCTGTGAGTTGAGCGGCACGTTCTACAGCATCGGTGCATTTGATGGCGAGAATCTTGTTGGTGTCGTGAGTTTCTTCGAGACACCGTTACCCATCAAAAAGGGCGCAGTTGTTGCTCACTCCGAGCTGCTATGGGTCTCGCCGGCACTTCGCGGGCAAGGCGTTGCTAAACACTTGATGAAGGCGGCATCTGATCTGGCGGCATCTCATGGATGCCTTGGCTTTTACTGGGGCGTTCGCAAAGAAACTGTCGCTGAAAAGGCGATGGAAAAAATGTTCGGCCGTCCTGTCGAAGTGACTTTTTGGCAACAACTGTAGGAGATCGTTATGGCATTAACGGGTGCGGCGGCTATGTGGGCCGCAGGTGCAATGGCGGCGGCAGGCGCAGCCGCTTCGGTCTATTCAGGCAACAAGCAGGCAAAGGCCCAAGAGGCCGCGTCCAAGCGCGCAGAGCAGCAGGCAAAGGAGCAGGCGGCTCAGCAGCGACAACAGCAACGCAAGCAGGGGGGACAGTCGGCAGACGTAGGCTCGATCCTCGATCAGAACACGAATGCGGGTCTGTCAGGCGGCTCCACGCTCCTCACAGGTGCGGGTGGCGTCGGAGATCTGAACCTTGGTGCCGGCGGCAAGTTGGGGTAAGCCATGAAGGATAAGGACCTGCGTGAGCGTGTCCTTCGCAGGTGGGAGCGCCTGAAGGTAGAGCGTGAGCCATACGTCTCACAGTGGCTCGAGATCAGTCGCCACATTACGCCTGCGTCAGGCCGCTTCCTGTACACCAAATCAAAGACGAACGAGGGGCGGGACCGCTGGAATCGCATCTATGACTCGACGGCGGTCCGCGCTGCGAACATTCTGCAGGCCGGTCTAATGTCCGGCATGACGGACCCGTCGTCGCAGTGGTTCTCGTTGACGACTGGCTCTCCTGACCTCGATGAGTCGCACGCCGTGAAGGTCTGGCTTGATGATGTCCAGCGCATCATGGAGATGGCCTTCACTCAGACGAACGTCTATCAGGCCTTGCAGCACACATGGCGAGAGGTCGGCGTCTTCGGCGTGGCGGCCTTTGTCATCGTCGAGGATCCCGTCTACAGCTTCGTGGCGCATCCTCTCGTGTGCGGTGAGTATTGCATCGGGTGTGACTTCCGAGGCCGCCCCGACACGCTCTATCGTCGCTTCACGATGACGGCGGGGCAGCTCGTCTCTCGCTACGGACGGAACCGCGTGTCTCGCGCAGTTCTGACCAACTACGACGAGGGGAAGGTAGATGAACCCTTCGTCTGCATACATGCCATTGAGCCGCGCTTTGACCGCGATCCAAGCAAGCTCGACAACCGAAATATGCCGTGGAGGTCTGTCGTCATTCAGGTCGATCATGATGAGGACGCGTCGGGCGTACTTGACGAGTCTGGCTATCGCGATTTCCCTGCCGTCGTCGGAAGGTGGGGCGCATCAGCCTCTGACGTCTACTCGGAGGAAGCTCCGGGCATGATGGCAATCGGTGACGCGCTTCAACTCAATCACCATCAGGTGCAGAAGGGCAATGCGGTCGACTACATGGTCAATCCGCCGCTCATCATGCCGGCAGACGCTCGAGACAACGAGGTCGACTTCCTGCCCGGCGGACGAAGCTACATTGACAACCCGGGGGCGGGCAATCAGGTGCAGCCTGCTTTCGCGGTGAACCTGCCGCTCGGAGACCTGCGCGAAGACATTGCCGACGTTCGCAGTCGCATCAATTCGGCCTTCAACGTTGACCTATTCATGATGATCGCGAATGCCGGTCACGGGCAGATGACGGCTACCGAAGTGGCCGAGCGTCACGAGGAAAAGCTGATGATGCTCGGGCCCGTGCTCTCTCGTCTCAACGAGGAGGTCTTGCGTCCGCTCATCGAGCGATGCTTTGACATCCTCGCGCGTCAGGGCCAGCTTCCGCCGCCTCCTGAAGAGCTCCGAGGGCAGAAGCTGTCGGTCGAGTACACGTCCATGCTGGCGCGCTCTCAACGCGCGATCCGTGCCAACAGCCTCGACCAGTTCGTGAGTCGCGTCATGCAGGCAGCTCAGGTCAATCCGAACATCCTGCAGAAGCTCAATGCGTTCAATCTCGTTGACGAGTATGCGGACTACTTCTCTGTTGCTCCGTCCGTCGTCGTTCCAACCGATGAGGCGCAGGCGGCGATTGAACAGCAACAGCAGGCCCAGCAACAGCAGGCGCAGGCCGAACAGATGCAACAGTCTGCCGACGCTCTGGCGAAGCTCGGCCGCGTTCCGTCCGACGATTCCACGATGGCCGGTCAGGCCGTCAAGGGACTTGCGGCAATGGCGCAGCAGTAAGTGCGCGTGTGAAGTATGACGACTGACATCATGACACCTGAGCGCGATCCCTTCCGCAGGGAGGAGGTCGAGGCTCGAGAAGAGGAGAGGATCAGGCTTCAGAAGATTGCCAATGCGCTGAAGGCCGTACTGGCCACGCGCGACGGACGCATCGTTCTGTGGCAGCTCCTTTCCGACACGGGCATCTACCGAAACAGCTTTGATCGTGACATTGCCGTGATGGCCTTCAATGAGGGCCAGCGCAATGTCGGGCTGAAGCTCCTCGATCGAATCATGTCGGTGGATGCGAATGCTTACAGGTTAATGCAGGACGAAGCGAATGGAAGCGACTGAACAGACTCCGACCGGTGGTGAGGGCACTGCGCCCGCTCCTGCCGCACAAGAGTCCGACACGAATGCAGGCACTTTGCTGACGTCTGCCGAAAGCAACGAGGGTAAGCAGCAGGCCGAGCCGCAGGAAGGCGGCAACGGTGAGGCTGGCGAAGCCGGTGCTGAAGGTCAGGCAGAAGGCGAAGAGGGTGCCGAGAAAGAGGAGGGCGAAGGCGAGAAGCAGGGAGCCCCCGAGAAGTACGAGGACTTCAAGATGCCTGAAGGTACCGAGCTCGATGCAGAAGTCGGCACGGCCTTCCAAGGCGTGGCGAAGGAGCTCAATCTCAGTCAGGATCAGGCCCAAGGCTTCCTTGACAAGATGGCCCCCGTGCTTCAGAAGCGCTCGGCCGAACGTATCGCAGAGATCTCGAACGAGTGGATGGAACAGTCGAAAGCCGACAAGGAGTTCGGCGGCCAGAAGCTCACGCAGTCGCTCTCTGACATCGCTCGCCTGCGCGACACCTTCGCGCGTAACGCTGACGGAAAGGTCGATGCGGACATTCAGGAGTTCCTAAGCTCCCCGATGGGAAACCACCCGGGCGCTTTGCGACTGCTGAGCCGCATTGGTCGCGCTTTCGGCGAGGCGAAGTACCCCGGTGGCGGATCTGCCGAAGACGGACGATATACCGCCGAGCAGTTTTACCAAGACGCAATGAAAGGAGGCAAGTAAATGCCGAATGTTGTGACTGACTCGAATCCGATCACTCTGGCGGACTTCGAAGGTCTTACCAGCGATAAGCCGGTGCGCCAGCTTATCCATACCATCAGAGATTACAACGGCTTCTTTGACCAGGCTGTCATCCAGCGTGGCAATGACGGCTTCGGTGACCGAGGCAAGGTCGTGACGTCCTACCCGGAAGGTCAGGTGCGAGCATTCAACGAAGGTTGGGATGCTGAGCGCGTGACGGGCGCGGACGTTCGCTACGCTGCCGCCATGGTCCGTTCCCGCTCCGAAGTGGACAAGTCCCTTCTCGACACCCGCAAGGCCAATGAGCGCGCCGCCTTCCGTCTTCGCACGGACGAAGGCTTCATGCGCGGCCTCTCCCGGTCTGTCCTCAAGAAGGTCCTCTACGGCGACAGCAACCTCGAAAGCCGCGACCCGAACGGCATTCTCAACATCGTCACGCTTCAGAACGAAGCGTTTGCCGATCGAATCATCGACGCCAAGGGTACGACCGAAAACAAGCAGACGGACATCCTTCTGATCAACTGGGATCCTGCTTCGACGTATCTTTTCTATCCGGAGAACGGTTCCAACGCTGGTCTCTCTGTGGAGAACATGGGCGAACAGTACGCGTTTGACGCCAACGGCAAGCGCTTCCGTGCAGAAATTACGGAATTTGCTTGGGATATTGGCGTTGCCATGTACGATCCGCAGCGCGTCGTCCGCATCGCCAACATCGACTCCACGAAGCTGACGAAGAAGAACACGACGGGTCCGGACCTTCTCGATCTGATGATCGATGCTCTTGAGCGCTTGCCCGACGAGCAGCAGGGTCGTGTCGCCTTCTACATGAACGACAACACCCGTAGCTTCCTGGCCCGCCAGATCCTGAACAAGGACAACGTTCTTCTTTCTCAGGATGAGGTCGCGGGTCGCAAGTGCATGACGTTCCGCGGCGTGCCGATTCATCGACTTGGGACGGACATCATGCCTAACACGGGCAAGATTCTCAAGTAAGGAGAGGAAAGATGATGGATATTAAACTCGCGTTCTGCGAGAAGAAGGCGGCTACCACTGCTATCACTTCTGATGTGATCGATTTCCTTCAGAAGGCTCCGACGACCGGCCTGAATGATCGACCGCTCTATGTGGTCTGCAAGTTCCCGACGGCTCTTGAGGGCACCTCTATCGTCATCGCGATCGAGGACTCCGACGACAACAGCTCGTTCAAGCCGGTAGTTCAGACCGGTGCGCTTGCATCGGCTGACACGACGAAGGGGCTTGCTCTTCCGATGCCGCTCAAGCACCGTCGCTATGTTCGCCTCGTTACTACGCCGAGCACGATCACGGCCGGCACAATGACGGCTTATCTGAGCGACGTTGTTGAAGTCCCGACGACGTACAAGGTCGAGGGCATTGAGTTCCTGCCGGGCGCTGCCGCCTGACGCGTGAACAGCTGAAAATTCTTTCAGGAGGCGGGGCGGACAAACGTCCCGCTTTTTCTTTATGGCAACTGCTGTAGACATCTGCAACCTTGCGCTCGGCATGCTTGGCGACTCTGGTGATGTGACATCCATTACGCCGCCGGACGGATCGCCTCGGGCCGGCCACTGCGCTCGATGGTATCCGCTTGCTCTGCGCAAGCTCTATGAGGAGCACGATTGGTCTTTTGCGATCCGGCGTTCCAGAGGCGTCGAGCTCTCAAACGTGGACGAGGATCTCTATGAGTGGAAGCACGGCTATCTCCTGCCGTCCGACTGCGTGCGTCTGCTTCGCGTATCTGAAGTTGGCAAGGAAGGGTTGCCGCTTGACTTTGAGGTCGAGCTCTATGAGTCGAACTCGGGCCGTGCCGTCTTCACGAATGCGACGAATGTCGTGCTGACATATGTTTCCTATGTAGACACAGCAACGGTATTCCCGACCTACTTTGTGCAGGCTCTGGTGATCCTTCTTGCGTCCTTTCTTGTTGGCCCCGTCAAGCGCTCGGATAGTTCGAGTGACGCGGCTGTTCGTCTCCTGCAGCAGTATGAGGCTGCGCTTTCTCGAGCCAAAACGGTTGATTCGAAGATGTCTGTTCATCGTCGTCGCGATGAGTGGCCGTTGCCGTCCGGCTTGCGTGCGAGGGTAATCTGATGGCAATTCGACAATATCAACGCGCCTTCAACGGCGGAGAGGTCTCTCCCTCGATGTTCGCCCGCATCGATGACGGCAAGTACCAGACCGGCATGGCGCTGTGCAAGAACTTCCTGATCGAGCCGCAAGGGCCGATCGTGATGCGACCTGGGTTCAAGTATGTCAACCATACAAAGCACGCGGGCAAGAAGGCCAGACTCATCCCGTTCAACTTTTCCATCTCGCAGACGATGGTGCTCGAGCTCGGCGAGAGGTATGTCCGCTTTCACACGCAAGGGCAGACCGTGCTGGGCAACAATGGACAACCGTATGAGATCGAGACGCCGTACATCGAGGCCGACCTCTTTGACATTCACTACGTCCAGTCAGCCGACGTGATGACACTGGTTCATCCGAACTATCCGCCGAAGGAGTTGCGCCGCTACGGGGCCACGGACTGGCGTCTGGTTGACATCAAGTTCGGATCGTCGCTGTCTGCGCCAACGGGACTGTCTGCGTCTCAGACAATCAACAAGGACGTGACGAATCCGACCGACTACAAGAGAACCTACGCCGTGACGGCATTGCTTGCTGACGGGACCGAGGAGTCGGTTCGATCCTCATCCGTGACGATTGATTGCAACCCGTATGGCGACGGTTCGTACAACACGATCAGGTGGAACGCTGTGGCGGGTGCGGGTCTCTATCGCGTCTATCGAGATCAGGGCGGCGTATGGGCGTATGTCGGCCAGACCGACACGACGCAGATCATCGATGAGAACATCACGCCAGATGCGTCCATAACGCCCCCGCACTACGATGACGCCTTCTACTCATCCAAGGGCATCACGTCCGTCAGAGTGAACAATGGCGGGAGCGGGTATGTGCCGGCCAAGTACATCACAGATTTTGTCAACGTTTGCGAATACGACTGGGGAGACGGCTATAAGCAACAGAGTACGGGCTTCCCGGTCAATATACAAAGCAAGGCAAACCTGACATGGGAGATTGAAGACCCCAACGGCCATGGCTCTGGGGCGGATATCAGGCTAATCACAGGGGAGACCTATGCCGCTACTGGTGGGCCTGCTTCTGGTGGTCGCACAGCCTGCGTGACGGGTATCGAGATACGGTCGAGAGGCATCGGGTACGATAACCCAAAGCTTGTGATCAAGTGCCACAACAGGCACTGGCAGTTGGCAACTCTCTACCGCTTCCCGCTGACAACGTCCCACGATGTCCCGAAAATTGTGGTCACGGATTCGACTGGGTACGGTGCCGATCTTGTCCCCGTCATCGAGAATGGTCGGGTCGTATCAGTCACAATCCGTTCTGGTGGTCAGAACTATTCGTCACCAAACTTGTCTGTCGTCTCGTCAACGGGTGGTGGCGCGTCTCTTTCTGCCAATGTCGGTCAGGCTCCTGATTACCCGGGGGCTGTCTCATACTTTGAGCAGCGAAGGTGGTTTGGAGGCACTCAGAATCGGCCGAACAACTTGTGGGCCACGCGTCCGGGGACGGAGGCCGATATGTCTTTCTCCCTGCCGTCGCAGTCTGATGACCGAATTGCCGTTCGAGTGGCGGCCCGCGAGGCGAACAGGATTCTGCACATCGTGCCTTTGGCCCAACTGATGCTCATGACGGGGGCTGCCGAGTGGCGTGTTTCACCTCTCAACTCAGACGCCATTACGCCAGAGTCGATGTCGGTTCGACCACAGTCATATGTGGGCGCGTCCAATGTGCAGCCGCTTGTCGTAGGCTCGAGCATGATCTATGGCGCGGGCCGTGGCGGGCATCTCCGTGAGCTCGGATACAACTACGAGGCTGGCGGCTACATCTCTGGCGATGTGTGTCTTCGCGCTCCTCACCTCTTCGACAACCTGACGATTGTTGATCTGGCCTACTCAAAAGCGCCGTCTCCCGTGGTCTGGGCAGTCTCCTCGTCAGGGAAGATGGTCGCGATGGCATACGTTCCCGAACAGCAGGTCGGCGGCTTTTCTACGATCGAGACAAAGGGATCAATTGAATCAGCTTGCGTCGTGGCCGAGGGAGACGAGGACATCGTCTACGTGGAAGTCATGCGAACTGTCAATGGGCAAGCTGTTCGTTTTGTCGAACGCATGAACGAACGTCAGTACACGGATCTCAAGGAATGCGTCTACGTTGACTGTGCCGGCACATACCGTGGCGAGGCTAAGAAGGAGATCACGGGGCTCACGTGGCTCGAGGGTGAGACCGTCAGCATTCTTGCCGATGGTGCAGTCGAGCCTCAACAGGTCGTCAAGGACGGGAAGATCACGCTTACCTATCCTGCAGAGATCGTCCACGTCGGCCTTCCGTTCACGGCGGACATGAAGACGCTGCCAGTGGCGATGGCGCTTCAGGATGGTTCATACGGGTCCGGACACAAGAAGAACGTTCGCGAGGTCTTCTTTCGTGTGGTTAATTCGTCAGGCACTCAGGCGGGTCCGTCGTTCGACAAGCTCTCTGAATACCCGTCTCGTTCGACAGAGTTCGCTGGCAATGTTCCCGAACCGATTACCGACGAGATAGGCTTCCAGATTCAGCCGCAGTGGTCTCAGAGCGGGCAAGTCTGCGTTCGGCAGAAATACCCGTTGCCACTGAGAATCGTGAGCATGACGACGGTGCTCGAGCTCTCGTGATCGTGCGCGTGTAGGGAGATAGGCCCTCTAAGGTGTAGGCATCTTAGAGGGTTTTTCTATGTCTGCTACTCCTGCTCAATTCGGGTACGGGATGCTCATCACGCAGGGCATCACGAACACCATTACGGCGCTCGGCTCTTTCGGTGTTTCCAAGCATTCGAACGCGGCCGCTCAGGCTCAGGCCAACATTGCCCGCATCAATGCTCAGATGATGGAGCGCCAGTATCAAGCAACTTTGCGTGCGTCCGAGAAGGCGATTGTGTCGAAAACGATGGCGGCCGGGCAGGTCAAGTCTGCTCAGCGCGCGGCTCTTGCCGCCAACGGCATCGCAGTCGGCGAAGGTAGCGCTGCCGAAATGCAAGCGTCCACTGACATCGTCAAGGAGATGGACGTCAATCAAATCAAGTCGAATGCCTTGTCTGAGGCGTGGGGTTACCGGTGGAAGGGCGTCGGCTACGAGGCTCAGGCGCTTCAGGCCGAGGCGCAGAAGGTCAACAAGTGGGACAAGTTCGGTACGACGCTGTTGGGCGGCGCATCTCAAGTGGCCAACAACTACATGCTCATGAATGCTTCCGGGATGTTTGACACGAGCAAAAGCAGTGGTGGATGGAACTACCCGGACATTGCGTCCAGCTACAAGAAGACGATGATCGAAGGGTACTAAATGCCAATGGTTCCGACTTTTCAGGGCGGCCTGCCTCAGGTGCGGGACTCGGGTAACTCTGGGTTCTCGCCTATCAGCGTGCCTCAGGATCGCACGGACTATGACGCCGTTATGAAGAAGGCGCTCATGCCTGTGCAGGAGTGGGCCAACTCTGCGGTCAAGGCGCTAGACGTTCAGCGCGCCCGTGTCATCAAGGCCGAAAGCGACGATGCCGAGCGCGAGGTGATGAGTGCGATCGACGCGCATCTCAACAATCCAGAGACTGGCTATCTCACAAAGATGGGCCGCAATGCAATGGATGATTACCAGCCCGCAATGGAGGCGATGACTCGTGACGTCAACGCGATTGTCGGCAAGTTGTCTCCGCAAGCACGTGAGGCTGTACAGTCCCGTGTTTATGACCGCATGCAGTCTGCTCAAAGTCAGGCTCAGCGATGGAACGCAAGCCAGACGAGGCACTACCAGATGCAGTCGTCCTCGTCTAAGGTCGAGGCTTTGCAGGCGGACGCTGCGAATCACTATGCGGATCCCGATTATCTCGCGAAGTCGGCGGCCTCTGTCGACATGGAGCTCGACTACCAGGCGCAATTGATGGGCTGGGACGCCGAGACCTTGGCAAATCAGAAGCGTGCGCACATGGATCAGCTGCAGGCAAATCGCTTTTCGGCGTGGGCTCAGGATGATCCGTTGTCGGCGCTTGAGGCCTTCCAGAATACGCCTGACGGTGCGATGAGCACTGATATCAAAGGGAAGGTCGGGAATGCGCTGTGGAGCTCTGCGAAGTCGCAGCTGTCTCTCATGGTTGCCGACAAGCTTGGCGACACTATGCTGTCGAAGCGCGATTTCGTCAAGCAGGCAATGCGCGGCAACTTCCGGTCTGGCATTCCTGTCGTGGATCGCCTTTCAAAGAATCAGAAGATCGACCTCTTCACTCAGGCCTTTTCAATGGCCGCCCAACGCAGGAGTGAGCAGCGGGGTTCCTTGACTCGTGAGGTGCAAAATTCGCTCGCGACGGTGGCATCTACCGGGGCCGACGAAAACGAACTTACGGAGGGTCAGTTCGTTGAGGTGTATGGCGACAAGGAAGGAAAGGAGCGCTACGCAAATTACAAGATCGATTTCGACACATCAAAGGCCACGTACGCCTATCAGATGATGCCTGTCGACCTGATCGAGGAAGACATCAGGGCAAGCAGGCCTGCGCCCGGGGATCCCGATTATGCGGAAAAGATGAAGGGCCACAATGCGCGCGTGAAGGCTGCAGGAGAGATCGTCAAGGCCCGGAAGACTGATCCGATGGGCGCTGCTATTTTGACGGGGCAGTATGGCGTCAAGCCTCTCAACTTCGGAGATTTGAATTCTGTTGGCGAAGAGCTCCGTCACCGCGTATCGGTTGCCGGGGACTTGTCCTCCGACTGGCGCGTGCCTCAGACGCTCTTCTCTGCTTCTGAAGCGAAGATGCTCGTCGGTGCTCTTGAGAAAGCCAACGTAGACGAGCAGTGCGAGATGCTGAGCGTTATCTCTAATGCTGTCGGGCCCGCCGGCATTGCCAGCGTCACGAATCAGTTCACGAAGGACAGTAGGAAATACGCTCTTGCTCTTGCAGGATTCGGGAAGGACTTGCAGGGCGGGATGTCCGTTGGTGAGAGATACCTTCGAGGCCTTGATGCAATCGACCAGAAGCGCGTCAAGGTTGATGATGCGGATGTCCACGGCATCACCGGCACGGCCTATTCGCTCATTGGGGATGAGGGTGATGTTCAAGGTCTATTCACCTCTCCCGATTCTGCTGATGCGGCCGTTGAGATTGCGCGCGGCCTCTATGGCTATGGCCTGCTCAACGGCGATGGTGACATGACCTCTGCGGTAGAGCAGGCGGTTGGTGGCAAGGTGATCTCGTACAGAGGAAAGAAGACGCTGGTGCCACTAGGCGTCGAATCGGGCGTTTTCTCATCTGACATTGAGAACCTTGTTGGTGCTCATGCTCAAACGCTCGAGAAGTCAAAGAAGTGGTTCTATGCGAACGGCCTTGCGTTCACTGGTGACGAACTGTCCACACAGTTGAGGAAGCTCAAGCTCAAGGTTGAAAGCACGAATGATGACGGCTCCATTACATACAGCTTGATCTATGGAAGCTCTCCCGTCGTTGACGATGATGGGAGGCTCTATACGTTCGATCTCTCCAAAGACATGGTGGAGAAACAGGTCAAGAGGCGAAAGAGTGCGACGGTGCTTGACGATGACTATTTTGGCGTGTTGGAAGCGCCGACGACGGAACCGAAGAATGCCTACGAAGGCGATTACCACGGGAATGATTGACGATGTTTCTTGACGAGATTTTCAGGCCCAAGACGGGCGACGAAGTTCTGATGTCTGCTGAGGACATGCGGCAGGCACGAATCAACCGCTACGGTACTGACGACATTACGCCGGTCACGGCGCTGGACTACAGCGACAAGTTCAACACGGAACTCACGCCTGATGAGGAGGCTGAGTTTCAGGCGTGGGCGAAGGAGAACAATCGTGAGCGAGACTCCTACGACTACGACATTCGCGGAGCTTGGAAGGAACTCAAGTCTGGCTCGATGTCTGAGGATGAACGCGGGCATCTTGGCGATAAGTACAAAAAGCCGAACCACCCGACTTTCTCCGACCAGTCTGTCTACAACGGTAAGGATGGCGTTGCTGGCGGAACGTGGTCTGAGGTTGATGGCAAGACTGTTTTTACGCCGGGCCGCATGCTCTCAAAGCGAGAGGCTGAGCATCTGTCCGACTATTTCAAGCGCGTTGAGCCGGATGTCAAGCTGAATCTTGACGGCAAGATCATTAAGCCGAAGCCTTTGCCCGGTACAGGCTATGAGCCGAGTTGGTTCGAGGGTATCGGCGATTCCTGGCAAGGCATGAACGCGGCGCTAGCAGAAACAAAGAGCTCGGCTCTTACCGTGCTTTCGGAACTACCGATTGGGACGGAAGAGGAGCGTGAGGGATGGCTGCGTGCGGCTGAGGCTACTCGTGCCTACAGCAAGGCGCACTACGAGGCGGATCCCGAGATCATGGGGTCTGCGACTCAAATCATTCATGGCTTGTTCCGCTCGATACCAAAGGCCGCGGGGTACTCGGCCGCTCTTGGCCCTGGCGCGGGTGCGCTGGCGTTTGGTGCTGATATCGGCGTCAATGAGTCGCAGAAACTCAAGGATGATGGCGTCGATCAGAATACCCGCACATGGGCGGGCGTCACGTCTTTCGCCGCCAATGCGATTGGCCTCCGATTGCCGGCAGCAATTGGCGGCACGCGCTTGCAGTCTACGCTCTACGGTGGTCTGGCAAATATTGGCACGGATTCTGCCGAGCGCAAGGGTATCCAGTTCATCCTTGAGCAACAGGACTACAAGGAGTTGGCGAGGCAGTATGACCTGAACTCTACGGACATGATCGTGTCGGGTGCATTTGGCGCGTTCTTCGGTGCGGCCGCGTGGCGTCGTCCGCTGACAAAGCTCGAGCGCGATACGCAAGAACGGAGGGATGCGCTGCGTCGCGACCTAAAGGCTACTGGCGTCTATACGGACGAACAGGCAGATGTGCAGTCGGGTGCTCACGCGAAGGGGGAAGTGCTTTTTGCACGGGATGCAGGCGTTGACTGGAAGGATGTAGCCTACACCATTGAGAAGGGGGATGAGCGCTCTGCAGCCAACGCCTTTCATATGCCTGTGACTCAGGGTATTGAGTGGCACGCAGGGCCGACGAAGTTGTCTGCAGATACGGCGCTGGAACTGAAGGTGATTGAGAATACTCAGAAGCCGTTGGAGCAGGTCGTCCCGTCATTTCAGAGAACATTTACCGAAGGCGTCACTAACAAGGACACGGGCTTTAAGCTGACAGCATCGGTTTCTGATATCAAAAAATGGACTGCAAAGGCTCGTCGTCGTTGGTTTTTACAAACAGTCGGCGATGATTTGGTTGAGTTGGCTGAGGGGGCTCGACTCATTGAAAGCCATAGTGATGTAGTTCATGGCAATCCAGAGGTGCAGGGCGTTCACAAGCTCGTCAATGCGGTTCGCATTGGAGATCAAAATTTAAGGGTCGTTTTCACTGTCCGTGATTATGCTACGAAAGGTCAAGAGCGCACCGCTCTCCACTCTGTAGACAACATCGATTTCGAGCTCGTAGAAACGACGAACCCGCCTGTCAACGAAGCCTCAGCGACAAGCGGGTCCTTTGATGGGGATACGGTGCCTGCCCCTGAGGTGGCTCAGCATCCCGTCGGGCCCCATCCATTTAAGGTCACTTTATCACAGGTTCTAGGCGGAAACAAGCCGTATGTGAGAGCTGACGGGAAGTCGTACTTCGATCCGGTTGACCTTGGCGCGACTGTGGTTGGCGGGGTGTATTACGATGCCCCTTCTAGCCGCGGCGCCTTCGAACAAGCTGCGTATCACGGTACCGCCTACACGTTCGACAAGTTCACGCTTGACCACGTCGGGTCTGGTGAGGGTGTGCAGGCTCACGGCTGGGGCTTGTACTTCTCCCTTGATCGTCAGATTGCTGAGGGCTACAGAAGCCGCGTGACGTCTTATCGAAGCGTCGCTGATGAGTTGAGCCGTGTCTTTGCCGGCATGGACGTCAAGACTCGTGAAGGCATGGCGAAGGCTCTGTACTCTGCCGGCGACAAGTTGTCCCCTGCTACTCGTGAGCTCCTTGATGCACTTCAGGAAGCAAACTGGCTTGGGCATGAGAACCCGATGGATGCCGTGCAGGCCTCTCTGGTTGCTCAGATTGGCAAGGGCAAGCAGACTCCTCGCATTGAGTCTGCTGTCGAAGGGCTCCGCAACGAGGACGGCAATGTCTACAAGGTTGAGATTCCTGATGACGACGTGATGATGCACGAGGACCTTCCGCTGTCTCAACAGCCGGAAGCTGTGCAGAATGCGGTTCGGGCTCTTCTGACTGATGAGGACGTCAGGACGCAGCCGGCTATGCGGCGCGAGAAGAACGGCATCGAAGATGTCGAGCCCGTGTCCTATGCAGGCAAATCGCTTGACGAGATGACGGGCAAGGAGATTCTTGCAGCTCTTATCGCGAAGTATGGCTCTGCTAAGGCTGCTTCTCTGGCGTTGAAGCAACACGGACTCAAAGGCTATCGCTACAAGGGCGCAATCGACGGCGAGTGTGCGGTTGTCTTTGACGACGCTGCTATCGAGATGCGCAATGCGATTGAGAAGGCGGTAGAGGATGGTAGTGGCGTCGTTCACATGCCGGATGGCACCTTTGAGGTCCGTGGTATGTATGAACCTGCGGCCAGAAAGATCACGCTGACTCCGAAGGCGGATATTTCTACTTTTGCCCATGAGCATGCCCATTGGTACCTTGACATGCTGATGAGGGTTCTTGACAACGGCAAGATCAAACCGGAGCTGCTTGCTGATGCAATGGCGCTACTCAAGTCGTGGGGTATCAACAGCGTCGAGGAGTGGCGCGCGTTGGGCGTCGATGGACAACGAAAGTATCAGGAGCTGTTTGCTGCTCAGGTAGAGATCTTCCTTTCCAAGGGCAAGGCTCCTACGCGCGATCTCGAGGGAATCTTCGAGCGGTTCGGCAAGTGGATTGTTGACTTGTACAAGTCCATCATTGGCGTTGATGCAGAAAACCCTGTTGAGACAGTCGTCAAGGATAGGTACAAGCAGGCCATTGGTGAGGATCTTCCGCCCCTCTCCAAGCAGGTTGAGACCGTCGTCAAGCGCATGTACGGACAGCAGGAACGTGTCCGAAGCGTCAAGCCAAATCGCGCTCAGATCGTTGCGGCTCGCGTTGCTCAGTCTCAGCGTGCGACGGAAGAGAAGACGACGGCTCCCTTCAAGAATCCGCGCAGCGCCGATGCGTATGACGCTGCTCAACGTGCGACGAAGGTTGCTGTCGAGCAGATCAACGACGGGAAGCCGGTCGATGTAGCGCAGCAGGTAAAGGGCGTCGAGATGAATGACGTCGCCCTGACGAAGGCACAGAAGAACTTTGCTCGTGCCGTCCAGATGAGTGATGACTCGTCTTCGATGGTGGTTCTCCAGAACCGCGATCGATCAGCCGTGGCCTCAATCGGGCAGATGTCGTCCATTGCTGCCAATCCGATTTACAGCCGCATGTCGTTTGACCGCTCGACCGGTAATGGCGCTCCGATCGTGTCGTTTGGTTCCATGCCGGATGTTCGCTATCAGGGCATAACTGACTATGTGATGGACGGTAGCGAACGTGTACCCGTAACTTACGCCGTTGTCGAGGCAGACAGCGTGCTCACGTCGAATACGTGGGATGGACGCGCTGTTGAGGCCTACGGCGAGGACTCGTCTCGCGTGCATGCGGTTGCCGGCAACGGGCGCATGGCGGGGCTTACTGAAGCATACAACCGTGGCACAGCAGGCCAGTACATAGAGGACATGATCGCCGACACGCAGATGACGGGCATCGATCCTCAGGCAATCAAAGAGCTGAAGAGACCGGCACTTGTCCGCTTTATCCCGAACGAGAAGGTGACAACAGGCTTCATTGATCGTTCGAATCAGAGTCAGGTGCTCGAGATGAGCGGCAAGGAGCGTGCAGTGCAGGATGCCGGCAAGCTGTCAGCCCGCCGTCTACAGGAGTACACGTTTGACGAGAACGGCGATCCAACACGAGACACTCTCAATCGTTTCGTGACGGACATCGGTGAGCCTAGTGCCTTGGGTAGCCTGATTGATAGTGCCGGAAATCCGACCGAAGCGGCAAAGACTCGAGTAAAGGCGGCGCTCTTCTATGCGGCCTATCGCGATCCCGAGCTCACGTCGCTCGTGGCCGTAGAGACCGACAAGCAGGGGATCAAGAGGATTCTCAATGCGATGGCGGCTTTTGCACCTCACGTCATCAACATACGAGAGTCGTCCGGCGGCGTCATTGACCTTGGACCGGGCATCGTCGAGGCCGTCAACATGATCAAGCGAGGGGATGTGCCAGGCCAGGCCGATATCTTCGGAGACGTCAATCCCGTGGCGCAGCAGATCTTTGAGATCTTCTCGGCAAATAAGAATTCTGCGGCGGAGATCGGTCGCATCCTTGGAGGGTTCTCCGATTCGATCACGCAGAGTCTTGGAGAAGGAAGCGGGATGCTGCTTGGTGACCCGCTTGATCTGGCAGACGCAATGAGCTATCTGCGACAGGCGCAGAATGCCGAGATTCAGCGTCTCATTGATGAGGGTAAGACTGGTCTCTCCCTGATGCCTGACGTTGATGTCGAAAGCATTCGACAGTCGATCAAGGCGGGACAGGACGCAGCGAAGCCTGCAGAAAATCTTGTTGACGCGATGGGAGAGAAAATCGCACAGGATGCGGAACAGAAAGCGGAAGCTGAGTCTGATACGAAGGTTGAGCCAGAAGCCGACGTTGATCCGATGTCAGAAGAACGTGCGCGTGCGGTTTCTGTCGCGGGCAAGGATGCAGACATGGTGCGACTTGAAAACTTGGCTGCAGAGAAGCCGGACCAGGTCTACGTTATCGACGATAACGGTACACAGATGACTATGGAAGAGGTATTTGCTGAGATGCAGAGAGTGGATCAGGAAGCCGAGATCGACGCTGCCGGTATCGGAAAGGCGACTGAGTGCATCCTGAAAAACGGAGGGATCCAACAATGAGACAAGAGTGTCTGGCGGCGATTTCTGCCGTGACTGGCAAGAACGTCAAGCCTGAAGATGGTGATGCGATCATGTCGAACATGCGACAGATCATGGGAGCGCTTCGCCGGTCGGACCCCGATGCGTGGGCGAAGCTCCCGAACGATGATCGCGTTCGAGCGGCGGCTGGTGAGTACATCAAGCAGATCAAGCTCGAGGCGTTGAAGAGAAAGGCTGATATTGCCAGACAGGTGCTTCGTCAGGATGAGCGAATTCGTGAGATGGAACGGCTCTCCAATGAGCGCGATCTGCATGCCTATTCCGCCGTAGCTGAGATCATGCGAAGCGTTTACCGAAGAGCTCGAGGCATTCAGAACGAGTATTGCACGCAGTTGCTTGATACGCTGCAGGGCATCGATAGTCGATGGTTTGGGTTCGTTGAGGATGCCGGGGACGTGCGTGACTTCATTCGTGAGGCCTTTGGCGAGGACACGGACAACGCTCGAGCGAAAGCGGCGTGGGAGGCATGGGAAAAGACAACGGACGCCATGCGTGAGCGGGCAATTCGTGCCGGCGCTCAGATCGGCAAGATCGATTATGGCTACATCCCGCAGTCTCATGATCTGTGGAAAATCCGCAAGGCAGGCAAGGATGCCTGGATCGATGAGATTTTTCCGCTGTTGGATCGTGAGCGCTTCACGAACGACAAGGGCGAGATGATGTCTGACGATGAGTTGCTGGTGCTTCTTGAGCACTCCTACGATGACATCATCACAAACGGTGTTGTGACTGACGACGTGACAGAGATTGCGAAGAATCTTCCCGCGACCAATGCGGCCAGATACAAGAAATACCCGCATCGAGTCCTTCACTTCAAGGATGCCGAAAGCTTCATTCGGTACGAGTCAAAGTTTGGGAACAGCAGTCTGACGGGTTCCCTGATGGGGCATATCGTCAAGATGAGCAATGACATTTCATTGCTTGAGTCGTTCGGGCCGAAGCCTCAGGCTACGTACACGATGCTAAAGGGCGTGGCGGACAACGTTGCGTCTCAAGCGCAGGGGACTGTCGGCAAGATCGATCTTCTGAAGAAGTATTCGGATCATCAGGGCTTGCTTGGTGCAACAGTCGACGACATCTGGAATGTCTTGAGCGGCGTGACCTCGCAGATCGAGATCAATCGAGACGGCGTGGCAAACTTCATGGCCGGTTGGCGCAACCTTGAGGTGGCGGGCAAACTTGGAAAGGCTTTCATTTCCTCGTTTTCGGATATCCCGTCGTACTTCGTGGCCAGTGGCTTCAATCGCCTCGGCTTCATGGACAGTCTGAAGTTCTTTGTGGCGGCTTATGGCTCTGACTGGAAGGAGTACGCGAATCGTGCTGGTTTCATTGCTGACAGCATCATCAGTGACTTCAACAGGTATGCCGCTGACAACATAGGTGAAGGATGGACTGCAAAGCTCGCCAATGCCACGATGAAGGCCTCGCTTCTCTCTGCGTTCACCGATGCGACGCGCCGAGCCATGTGCTTGAACATGATGGCCGGCATGGCGAAGATGCTCAAGAAGGACTGGGCGGATTTGGACGCATATGATAGAGCCAGGCTCGAGGAGGGCGGCATCTCTGAGCGTGACTTCGAGCTGTTGCAGATGGCCGGCACAGAGACTCACAGGGGCATAGAGTTCATCACCATCAGGCAGCTGAAAAGACTGAGCGAGGGTGCACTCAACGGAGCTACTCAGGAGGAGGTTGATATGCTTCCGAGCAAGTTGATCGGCTTCATCGTCAATGAGTCCGAGATGGCGTCGCTTGGTCCTGACCTCATTACCCGTGCTGAGACGACAGGCGGCTTCAAGCGAGGCACACTCAAGGGTGAGCTCTATCGATCCTTCTTCCTCTTCAAGTCTTTCCCGATTGCGATGATGGAGCGCCACTACCGTCGAGCGGCTTTCTTGGGCCAGTATGGCAATAGGGTCGACCAAGCATCCTACGCTGCCGGCATCTTCGTTGCGACTACCATCTTCGGTGCAATCTCACTGCAGGTGCAGAACCTTCTCAACGGTAAGGATCTGCAGGACATGGAGGTCTCGCTTCAGAACAAGGCTTTCTGGATGCAGGCGTTCACGAAGGGCGGCGGATTGGGTTTCCTTGGAGACTGGATCGTCAACGGCTTGAGTGAGGATGCGCGCTATGGTGCGATGTCCGGTCTTACCAACTTTGCAGGTCCGGTCGTCGGGACGGTGGTTGATGCGTCAGACTTGCTGACATCGATGGCCGGTAGCGCGATTTACGACAAGGAGACGAAGCCTGGGGCCCGCGCTGTCAGGCTTGTCAGGTCGCACACGCCTTTCGTCAATCTCTGGTACACATCGGCTGTGATTGATCGTGCATTCATGAACGAGGTTCAGGACTATCTGTCGCCCGGATATCTGCAGCGCATGGAAACCAAGATGAGACGGGGAACGGGACAGGGTTATTACTGGGGCAGGACGGAGATGGTTCCATCCAGAGCCCCAAGGGTCGTATCGCCTCCGCAAGACTAGTGCGCGTGTGTTCGCCCAATCATACGAAGATGGCTCCACTAAGGAGCCATTTTCTATGATCGAGCACGTCAAAAGATTAGCTGGGCCGTTCACGTCAGAGGGACAGTCGAGATTGCCTTTCGGCTTTCTCATCTTTGAAAAGACTGACGTGTATGTCGCCACGGCTGCTGATCCTGAAGCGCAGGCAAGAATTCTTGTGTATGGGCAGGATTATTCAGTCGAGATGAATTCTGATCAGGCTGCGACGCCTGGTGGCACGGTTGTCTTGACGACGCCGATTGTCAAAGGGAACATCTTTGTAGTTGGGTCTGCCGTTGCCTACACGCAGAACATGCAGCTGACGAACTACTCGAGGTTCCCGCCTGAGATCATCAATGAGGCGATGGATCGAGTTGTTGTGCAGATCCAGCAGTTAGTTGAGTTGACTGGACGTACTATTTCTCTCCCGCCTACATCAAATCTTACTGTCAGCGAGTTTCTTGACAATCTTTTCAATGCAGCGAAATCCGCGGCAAAATCTGCCGAAGAAGCGAAGAAGTTCGCTCAGATATGCGAAGAGATCAAGCAGAACATTTTCATCTACTCGTGGGATATCCCGCACGTTGTCGACACGCTCGATGACGTGGAGAAGTATCCCTTTGACGGTTTTTTTGCCGTCGGCGGCTACGGCGATCCAGGGCACCACGGGCAGGACATCAGCAATCGCGTGGTGAAGGCTTCGGGCAGTACCGAACTGAGGACACTTGGCGAGTGGGCCAGCGACGTTGCGAAGGCAAAAGAAAAGCTGTCTTCGGTGATCAATGTCAAGGATTTCGGTGCGAAGGGCGACGGCGTGACAGACGATACCGCCGCCTTCGAAGCCGCTTTAGATAAGGCTAATCGTCGAGAAGCTCTGTATGTGCCCGCGGGAACATATGTACTTAGTCGAGATGTTGCCGGAAGCTTTGTTTCTTTTGGCGATGTAAGAACGAATCGGAATATTGATGTTCTAGACATTAATTCTTTGAAGACTAGAAAGTTCGTCGAAACCCTGAATCTGGGGATGCTTTTTACCATCCCTATACCTAGAGAGAGTGCCAACAGTCGTTTTTTCCTACAGGGTTATTGCATTGACGATGCAGATAATGTTTATGTCTGTATGAGAACATCCTCGCATTCAGCGCAGAAAATCATGCGCTTCAACATCACAACTGGCGAAAGTTTGACGAAAGACTTCACGAATCTCTACCACGTGAATGCGGCTACTTTTGCCAACGGCAAGCTTTATGTTTGCCCGATGAATACGTCACTAGCACCGATCGTTGAGCTTGATCCATCTACCTTGACGGTTACAAGGAACATTCCTTTGGCGTCTCCGATCCCCGGCGGCGGTGGGGCGCTTGCATACGACAAGTACACGAATCGTTTTTACTACTACGCAAATGCGACTGTCTGGGTTCTCGATACAGACTTTCAGCTTGTAAAGTCAATCAAATGGACATACCCGGATTGGACGCCTCCGGTTGGACAGGCCTACGGTGCGTACAAGGGCATGCTCTTTTTCGCTCGCTCTGCCAGCGATACGTTCGTAGCGAGACGTTATGAGGCGGTGCTCGTCTTTGATACCGACAAATGTAAGGTTGTTTACGAGTGGATCATTGGAGGTTCTTTCGGGGAACTTGAGTCCGTCGCTTTCTACAAAAATCGAATGCTTCTTGGATTTAACGATGGTCCGGCGGAAATCCCTTTCTACCTGGCTACTTTTGATAAAAGCGCACGTCTGAAGCTTCCTCTTACAACTGAGGAGTTGGTCCAGAAAAACCATCCCTATTTCGGCAATCTGTCTCAAGAAACGGTGACGCTTTATGTTGATGCGGACGCAACGGCTCCCGGTGAAGGTTCCGAAAGCAAGCCGTTCAATTCGTTAAAGCGAGCGATCTGGTGCGCTCAACAGGTGCAATATCGATCAATTCTTAAGCTGAAAGGTGACTTTACTCGTACTAGCGACAGACAGTACATTCAGGGTGTGCCGCGCATGATAGACATTGAGCCTTGGGGCGCGGACTACGCCGCGACGATTCCACCGTTGATCATTGTCGAGTCAACCGTTCGCATAGGAGCAGTTATTGTAAAGGGCGCGATTCTCTATTCCGATTTTGTGTGCTGTATCTATTCGGAAAACTCTAGTCTTGACGTAAGAATGGCGAAGTTCGATCCGACGGGTTTTTCGGGAACGATTGCACGCTACATTCACCTTCTTCGAGGTGAGTTTTTTGCGAGTGGAATTGACTTTAGCTTGACGGCCTCGCATTTGCGGGAGTGTCAGGATTTCTGTGTCTGGGGAGGTTATTCCAGGGGCAGCCCAACGAGGCTGCCCTTTGTATTTGAGATGCAGTATGCCAGACCTGATGCGATAGCGGGGGCTAAGGTGGAGGGGCCCGCGCGGAGCGCGGGA